ATACAACTATTGCGCCATTGTTAGTGCAAAATTGCATTGGACTTGTAGAGGCAAGTGATGTAGTAACTATCCCTGCCGCCTATACACCGCCAGAACTTGAGACTGGAGATGCCTCTTCAATTACGATTGCAGATACAGTCACCATAGCTGTGATCTCACCAGCCACTTCTGGTGGGAATCGCTCTATTATATTCCCAGGCTGTACGATTACTTCTTTATCGATTTCTGGAGATATGGCGAATGAATCAGGTAGACTAAAATTTACAGCGACAGCACGCACAGGATACATTAGTAGCTTTACTCAAGCTGCACCATCAACCCCCACCGCATACGGCACAAGTTTCTATTCTTTGGCAACTTTAGCAGGAACAGCAAAGAAAACGATTGCTGGTGCTGAAGATTGTGTCATCCAAAGCTTTTCCCTGAATTTAGAGAATCCCTCTGAATATCTAGGCCAAGGGGATGGTAGTGGTAATCCAGAGTCGATTGTCAGAGCTGTGCCAGAATTGAGTGCAACCTTAGATGCTACTGTAAAATATGATAATCAGACAGCAGAATTGCCAACCACAATGAAAGCTGGAACTACAGTGATCTCAAACCTTGCTAATCACGCAACGATAGCAAGTGCAAGTAGCTTTGCCTTTATAGGCAGTTATGGTAAGATCACTAATGTAGCATATAACGAAGCCAATGCGATGATGTATGATGTATCGGTCAAGTTTGGTGCATCTGGAGCAAATGCGATGTTGGCTGTTAGAACATAAAGAATTATGATAAAAACCCCACATGGCGAATTTGACATTCGCCCAATCACCTTTGGTGAACGTAGAGAATTACACCGTTTGGAAATGAAAGTGTTTTGGGATGAAGAAATAGAGCGCGATGCCTACTTTGACCTTTTAAACTGGTGTATGAAAAAAGCCTTCCAAAACCCCGAAGAAACCCTAAAAGACCTGGATGATGCACAGATAGACGAAGTGCTTAATGATGTCTATTTAGAGTATAAAGGTTTGTCAAAAAAAAAGAAACCAAAGTCAGGATAGCTACCTGGTGTAACTTCTTCGGATGGGGAAATAGTCTTTTCCCTGTTAAATTCAAATCTTACGAAGCCCAAAGCCCGACCTTATCAAAGGTGATCACATTCACCGAAGATGAGATTTGGGCTGAATGTCAGCGCATCATAGCTGAAGATAAACACAATAAATTCTCATTGGGTCAGAACTTATACTATAACCTCAATTTCTTCTGTAACCCTAAGTTCTTTATTGACAATGAGATAGAGGGATATGTAGAAGATTATTTTGTATCAACCAAATTCAATTTACCTCTATCACAAACCCTTCACGAAGCTGATGCCAAAACCATTGACATCTTTCGCCTTATTAGTGAAGAGATTAGTGCTTGTGAGAAACGATCAAGGGAAATGAATAATGGCAAATAAATTTGTAATTGAAGTCAGAGCTAAAGGGTTTACGAACCTTGAAGGTCAGTTAAATAAAGCCAATGGTGCGATGGACAGATTTGGCAAAAAAAGTCAGAGAGCTGGGAAGCACGCTTCTGGCATGAGAAAAACCATTGCTTTAGTTCGTAATAGTGTTCTATTGTATACATTTGCCCTTACAGCAGCAGTTAGAGCTATTGGAACGCTTGTAAGTTCATCGGCAAAATTTGAAGCAGTTAAAACACGATTGGTTGGATTAACTGGTAGCGTTGAAAAAGCTAACAAAGCATTTGATGTTTTTAATCAAGTCGCAGCTACTACACCTTTTAGTTTAGATGATGTGGTTAATGCTGGAGCGCAGTTAAAAGCGTTTGGTGCAGATGCAGAAGCCTTAATTAAACCGATTACTGACCTTGCAGCATTTATGGGTACGACTGCTACCGAGGCTGCTAACTCTTTTGGTAGAGCCTTTGCTGGCGGTGCTGGTGCTGCTGATATTTTACGAGAGAGGGGTATTCTTAACTTAATAAAATCCTCTCAGGGTTTAAAAGATTTATCCAAGACAACTTTACCTGAGTTTCGTGAAGCTTTAATATCCTCAATCCAAGATCCAACTATAGGAATAGAAGGAAGTACCGAGAGATTATCTAAAACCACAACAGGCGCAGTCTCTAATATGGGTGATGCTTATACTCGATTAGCTGTCGTTATTGGAGATAAATTAAAGCCTACCACCGATGCTACTATAAAAAGCTTAACAAACCTCGCAGAAGGTACAATTAAGATTATTGAAGGTGACACAAGAACGAGAGCAGAAAAATTAGTAGATGAATTAGAGATATTAGAAGGACAATTTATCCTAAACACTAAAGCGATGGATCCAGTGACCCAGGCATCGTTGGACTTAGGGGATGCACTCGATATGGCAATGGCAGGGTCTAGTGCCTTATATAGCGCTAATAAGGATTATGTAGGGGCATCTCCAGAATTACAAGCTTCTTTAATTAAAGAAAATAGTGCGATAGTTACTAAAAATAATCTTTTACAAACGAATAAAGAAAGAATACTTGAACAAACTACTACGATTCTTAATGAACTTGCAGCGATGGAGTATAAAAACACAGCTTTAGAGTATCAAGCACAAGTGTATCAAAAATTAGTGGATTCTATTGAGAATGTAGTCGCAGTAGAAAATTTGCACCTTACGAAATTAGAGCAAGTAAAAGAACTTAAACCTCTTGATCCAGTTACAAATGCATTCAAAGTTTTAGATAGCACACAAAAAACAGCAATAGGCATGACACAAAAGTTATCCGATACGTTTGTTCAAGCTGGGATTCACGGTCAAAATATGGGGGATGCTGTAAACACTGCCCTAAAATCCATAGCAGCAGAAATATTATCGCAGGCTGTGGTATTTGGGCTTATGAAAACTTTCTTTGCCCCAGCATCGATTGGATTTGGGTTCGGTGATTTTTTAGCTAAGTCTTTTGGTATCGGTCACTCTGGCGGTGCAGTAACAAAGAAAGGTGTTCAAACTTTTTCCAGCGGTGGAATAGTGAGCGGCGCAATTACACAGAATGGTGTACAAGCTTTTGCCGGTGGCGGCACGGTGCGCGGTAGAGATGATGTCCCTATCTTAGCCCAGGCTGGAGAGTTTATTGTTAAAAGGGATTCAGCGCAGTCCATTGGTCTTGATACATTAAGACAGATGAATGAGACAGGCCAGCCGTCCAGTAATATAGTGGTTAACATTCACGGCGGTGTGGTGCAGGATGATTTTATTAGAAACGAACTAATACCCGCAATGAATCGTGAAGGGGTAAGGATTGCTCGATCTTAACACTACTATAACTAATGAATTAAATAGTAGATCAACCAGGGGCATCTTTCTAATAAAGTTATTTTATGGAGATGAGACTAATTTTACTGGCGTATCTACTGTTGATTTTACTGATGGCAGCGACTTCTATAAGGGTGTGGTGTCGTCAATGGGGGATATTTCTTATGACTTGGATTTTTTTGGGTTTAAAGCAAAGCAAAATGGGATTACTCTCAAAATCATTAATGCAAAAGCGTTTGACGACAATAAGCGCTTTTCTGATTTAGTAGGAACAAATGCTTATGATAACAGGAAGTGCGAAATTTACGTTATCCCAAATGAATTATCAGGATTAATTACCAAAGAAATAGTCTCCTATGGTAAAATTTCCGCTAATTGGGATTACGATAATCGGTTTGTGAATATTCGCATAAGTGATTTTCGTACTGGTATCAATGTAGCGTTACCGCAGACAGTCATTAAAGAAGATGATACAAGTAATGACTTTCATTATGCTCCAGAAGATAATTTTAACAAGCCAATACCTATTCTTTATGGTGATCATTCGCATAACACTGCTTTTGACAGTGGCGTTTTAACAGAAGAGACTGAAAGATGGGCCACGCGGTCTAAAGTACCAGCAATCGTTGTAAATGAGTTTGATACTTCTTCTAATAAAGCGATTGCCAAATGCGATACTCAGGCCGTACATACATTAAACGCATCTACTGTTTATATATATAACAACGGAATGTATAGCGCTTTAGAAACTGCGAGTTCTGCTGTCGCCGTTGATGCTGCAACTGCAAAAATATCCTATGAAGGAACTACTGCGTATGCGATGATAGGTTTAAATATGGATTCTGCGGTGGATAGTAGTTTTACAAGGGATCGCTTTGAGAATACATCTGTTACTAAGTCTCATTCGTATAGTGGCGATGGTGAGTATAAAGATTTAATCACCTTCGGTGTACCACAAATGACCAATCTTGGCACAATAGACACAATCAAAGTGTATTCAACAGCAACAGCAAGCGGATCAACCTCATTGACAGCAAGATGGCTTATAGATGGGGTTGCTGCTACAACTGGGTCTGCAATCATTGTAGGGCAACGAGGAATAGTCAATTCTTCGGATATTGATATTACAGCAGATTATTCTGCTCCTCAAAAAGCTGCGTGGGATTTAGAATCAGAATTAACTGTAGAAAGTCAATTAGCCAGCAGCAGTGGTAGTTTAGTCTTTGACCAGGCGTGGCTTCAGATTAAATATGCAGTAAATGACCCAACTGTCCATAAGAATTGGTATGATGTGGTTGTACCTTCGGGGATGTTTCTTGGTGGTGAGAACCCAGAGGAAATGGAGGGGCATGAAGTACACCCAACGGAGTTGGTTTTTTTAACACCAAATAATGTAAAAATAGTATATATATCAGGGAAAGGAAGAAAGTACGGTAGCTGGGTAGATGGATCTCGGGGAAGTCCTGGTAATAGCCACAACTCAGGTGACTTAATTGAACACCCAGTTTATATTATAGAGGAAATTTTACGAACTGAATTGGGCTTGGGGGATACAAATATCAATATGATATCATTTGATACTGTAGCAGCAGCGACCAGCACATATAAAGCAGCCTTTAGTCAATTCAATCGAGACAAGGCTTTCAATATCATTGATGATATATGTAAACAGTTTTGCTTTTACTTCTTCTTTAATGGGGAAGGGAAGGCGACCTTAGTGAATAAAAAGCTCGCGTCTGCGTATGACCCAGCTTCACTAAGCCCAGACTATTCTATAGATTTTAATGACTGCGACCTAGGCATAATCAAAAAGACTGATATGAATAAGGTCAAAACCAAGGTCAGAATAGAATATGACTTTGATTATGGCTCATCGAACAATAGACTGAATATTGAAACCAGTTCACCCAATAACACGGATTTTAACAGAGACAAATCAATGGATTTAGTGATAGACTGCAATAAAATACGCTATGATGTAGAGCAGTCTAACGATACAAACGCCAAAGCACTGGCGACTACAGTCCATGATCTTTATAAGGATAACCACCAAACGCGCAAGAATGTGATGAGCATCACTGCCCTTAACCCCATCTATCTTAAATGTGAGATTGGTGATATAGTTGGGCTTTCCAATGTACCGAGCGACATAACACTCTTTGGGACTGCTTTCTCTAATCAGAATTTTATGATTACAAAAATATCTAAATCGGAATCAGTAATTAAAATGGATCTTACCCAGGTGTCCTAATGGCTAAATACTTTGTATATCCACTAGGTGGACAGTCTCCAGCTTATGCGCTTGCAAGTGGAGAAATAGCAAATACAGCTGGACTCCCATTCACAGCAAACGCAAGCGTAACCAATCATATTCGCCTGACCGACGATAGCATTACAAGTGCAGCTAGTTTCCAGGCTCAATGGGATGCTGTTAGATTTGACAAAGGTGGTGCGGCTACAAATAGTGTTACTGCAATCGCATTTCATTGTAGTGCAGCCGATGCCTCGAATGGGATTCGTTTCAGTACATCCGCATCAACCGATAACTCAGAAACCGATATTAGGTACACCCTGAGTGCAGTAGACAAAGGATGGAATGTAAAAAGTGATATTACAGCAAGCGGAACAGATCGCTATTGGTATGCCGTTGCACATGAAGGCACTTTAAGTGTAGTAACTGAAATCATTATAGGAGTAAAACTAGATCTAACCAATGTTATACTTGGGGGTTCTGAAGGTGTAAATTATGGCAACGATGTGATGATCAGCT